GCGATTCGTCAGTTCGAGTTATTCTGACGAACTGTCGACCGGTCACTCGATTAAGCGCCGGGCTATCATTGAATCCCAGTGGTATCAGAGCCTCTGGCCGATCCAGTTCACGCGCGATACCAACCGCCAGGACCAGTACAAGAACAGCAGTCAGGGTGAGATGATTGCCACGTCCGTCAGTGGCACTACGATGGGCCGGGGCGGTGACATACTTATCGCTGATGATTCTCTCAACGCCAAGGAAGCCAGAAGTAAGGCCGCTCAGGAAAGGCTGCATCGATGGTTCCCATGGTTTCAGGGGCGTCTCGATGACCCTGCGCGTGGCGTGATTGTCGTCATCGAACAGCGCACCAGCATGAACGACCTTACCGGGTACCTTGTCGCCAACGAAGGGTTGAAGGAAAAGGGCGGAGCTTGGACCCATGTAGTCGTTCCAACCGAATGCGAGCAGACCACAACATACACGTATCCAATATCCGGCCATGTGCATGTGCGCGAAGCCGGCGATATCCTGCAGCCAAACCGCCACACGCCGGAAGTAATCAAAAGCCGCAAGGTGCATGCGTCGACCTGGGCCACGCAGGACCAGCAGCGGCCAGCACCGGACGAAGGAATCATCTTCAAGAGGGCATGGTGGAAGTACTATGTGACGCCGCCTTCAAAGTGGGACCAGGTCCTCACGTCTTGGGATTTCGCCGTAGAGGGGGAGCAGCGCAACGACTTCAATTGCGGCCTGTGCGCGGGGCGAGTCGGTGCCGATACGTACATCATCGATCTCGTTAAAGAGCGCCTTCCGTTCACAGAACAGCTGCAATTGTTTAAGAATTTTGCGGCAAAGCACCATTACGCGCACCGGCATTTAGTCGAGAAGAAAGCCAACGGACCTGCGATCATCAACACGCTGCACTCGCAAGTAACCGGCCTCATACCGGTTGAGCCATCTGGATCGAAAGAGCAACGGGCCCAAGCCGCGAGCCCTGATTGCGAATCCGGGAACGTCTATCTGCCCGAGGGCGCGCCGTGGCTTGCCGACTTCATCCAGAGCCTTTCCGACTTTCCAAATGGGGCGAATGACGACGATGTCGACGCGTTCACGCAGGTAATCAACTGGTTGCGCACACATGTTTACAGTTACGGCCTGATCGCCTACGTGACGCGGTACCAGGTCAAGGTCGAGCAGGAGAAGAAGGAATACATGGACTCAGCGAAGGACATGACAAAGCCGGTGACAGGTCACCAGACAATCACCTGTCCGAAAGTCAATGGGGATGGGACAGTATGCGGAGCGCGGACCGTGGTCCGGATAGGCAACAGCTACCGATGCAATGCCTGTGGAAATACGTGGCCGGTGCAGGATGCGGCCCAGCCTGACTCGAAGTTATTCGAAAGACCCGGGCTCAATGGGATGCGGAAGTGACGTACAATCGTGGCATCGAAAAGGAGAGCGCATGTACGATCCTCGCGAAAATAAACTTGTTCCGGTCCCTACTGATCGGCCTCTCACATCCCGTGAACGCGGCCTGACCAAGTTCAAAGTTGGACAGGAAATCATCCTGCGCGGCGTCTCGTTCGAATTGGCTGAGATCCGTGAGGACTCGATCGTCCTATCGCTCGTCAAGGTGCGCGAACTGGATCCAGAGGCCGAGGCCGCAGAAGCGATCGCATGATCGAGTTCGGCAAAGGCAGAGTATCGTTCAAGGCTGAGGCCGGCTGGCATGATCTCGGCAAAGTGACCGCGTCGATCATCACGCTCAAAAGCGGCCGAAAGATCAGGAGCGGGGATCGCGCCGCTATCTTCGATATGGAACTATCGCCGGACGACAAGCAGCTACTTGCAGAGATGAAAGTCGGCAACACCAGCGGCATGGGATTCGCTTCCGGAAAGCGCGTAGTCCAATGATCTTCCTCTGGCTAGCTCGCTTCGTTGTCTGGCTGTTCATGTGGGCGGTCAAGCTGTTCTATGCTCCGCTGAAAGTTCGTCCGCTGGTGCCTGGGCCGGTCGAACGCCCAGAGATCGATCCAGCGAAGATCGGCTGTCCAGCCTGCGGGCATCTGGGCGTGGCGATCAAGTACGAGGTCTACACTTCGAAGCCCGGCAGCGCGCAGGCCATCCGGCGCGGGCTGGTCAAGCTGACCTGTAGACGCTGCGGGGCCTTCTGCTATGTCGAGCCTGTGACAAAGCAGATCGACGGGAAGAAAGCCGATGCCGATATCATCGGCGGCGAAGAGCAGAGAGCTCTGGTGACAAGATGACTCACCCGATCACATGGGAGGAATACGCCGCGCTGCGCTGGGCTCTGCCTGTCGCATTGTTTGCGATTCTCATCGTCGTTGCAATCATCAAGATTGCCGGTGACTGCGTGCGGGCCTTCTGGTGGAATGTGACCGGAGGCAGGCAGGACAAAGAAGAAATGCCGCCCGGCAAGACTCTCGGTCTGTGACATGAGCCTCAGAGTCGAAATCCGCGACTGGAAGATCAATCGAGAGGTCGAGCTGGTCGAGACCATCGGTACTTCCGATATCAGCGTGCGCAGTTTCTACACCACGGCGACTGAGCTGGAGATCCGCGAGGCCGCAGACCTGATTCCGCAGGACCCGCAACAGGCGCGCGAAGGCTTCAGACTTCTCGAGGCCAAATTGCCGCCCCCGCACATCGGCGGCCAGTTTGCTCCGTTTCATCCCTACTGGAAGGAACACGGCTGGGAAGTCGAGCACTGACTATCCTCAGCCCATTCCTTTAGTCTTGCTGCCTCTTGCGTTATGATGCGCCCGTGGCCAGCCCGATCCGATCGCTCGTCAAAGCTTCGCAAGGTGCAGTCGTTCGTCCTCTTGGCGCACTAGCTGCCGGACTTACCCGCATTCAGGATCGCCTCTACCAGGCACCCGAGGAAGTCATCCCGGGAATGAAGCCGACTGACTGGCCTAGCCCGCTTCAGCCGGTGCGGCCTTTCGGCGAACCTGACGCGCAGCCGCTTGGCTTCAACATGTGGATGGGTCAGAACCTCATCTACACGCCTAGGCCTGACAGCCGCTACTCAGCCGCCGACCTGCAGGCCCTGGCCCGGTACCCGCTCGCACGTATCTGCATCACCAACGTGATCGACACGATTACGTCGCTGCCTTGGAAGATCCAGCTGCGCAGCCAGCCCGGTGAAGAGCATAAGGTCCCGGAGAGCAAACAGCTCAAAGACGACACGATCCTCGAACTGACTGAATTCGTGAACAATCCGAACGCTGATGAGGACTTCACCGAATTCTCGCGCAAGGTCCTCAACGACATGCTTACGATCGATGCTGGCTGCGTCCTTCTCCGCCGCGGACCTGGGATGTCAGGCAAGGGCGCGCGCATCGGCAAAGCGCAGGACGCTTTCGGCAATGTCGTCTATGAATGGCGAGCGATGCAGGGCGCATACATTACACGGCTGGTCGACGCCAACGGCTACATCCCGCAGCCGCCGGCGCCAGCCTATCAGCAGCTCTGGGAAGGAATCCCGCGCGTCAACCTGTCCACCGATCAGCTGGTCTATCGTCCGCGCAACATCGTCTATGACGTGGCCAACCCATGGACCGCACTCTACGGGTTCAGCTCGACAGAGCAGCTCGCGCCTGAGATCGAAGTCGGGATCCAGCGCCTGCGCTACGTAACGGCCTTCTACAAAGACGGAGCGATTCCGAATGTTCTCTGGGTGGTTCCTGCCAACACGTCGGCGGACACCGTCAGCGATGCGCAGAAGATCCTGAATATGGACATGGCGGGCAATCTCGAGTCGCGCCGCCAGTTCCGCTTCGCACAGGGCTTCAAGCCAGCCGACAGCCCGAAGGACGAGCTCATCAAGCAGTTTGAAGAGCCGAAGCTTTCCGATGAGTACGACGATCTGCACACGCGGCGTATCTGCTTTGGCTATGGCACGAGCGCGCAGCGGCTTCTTCGGATGATGACCAGGGCCACGGCGCAAAGCAATCAGGAAGCTGCTGAAGAGGAAGGCATCGCGCCGTACCGCAAATGGTACGAAGACTTCGTCAACTACATGCTGCAGCGGAAGATGGGTTATGAGAAGTACGAGTTTCGCTACGACATTTCTCAGGACCCTGATCCGGTCAAGCAGGCCGAGATAGACAAGGCGATTCTCGATGCCGGGACCGAGACGATCAACGAGCGCCGCGTCGCACGCGGCAAAGATCCTGCACCAGAGCCAGAGGCGGATCAGCTGGGCAAATGGATCGCGACCGGCTGGGTGCCGATCGGTCAGCTTCCCGCGCCTCCGGATGCGAACAAGCCGGACGGCGACGGGTCATCCTCTGCGCAGCCCAAACCAGAAGACGACGGCGAGGGAGAAGACGACGGCGAGAACGAGCCGACGCCGAAGGGCACCCCTAAAAAAAAAGTAGCTAAAGCCCAGGCCGAACCGCTGGCGATTCTGAATCCTGCGCGGGATACCATTCGCGCGCGCACGGCTCGAGCTGCTCTCTTCACGCAGCTGGTGAAGTTCTTCGATGCGATCCGATCGAACATCGTGATCGTGACGCCGACGCGCAAGGCTGCCAAGGCAAAGCTGCGCAAGGATGATGAAGAGAAGCGCATCGACGAGATCGTCGACAAGATCATGGACAGCATCGGCTGGAAGTCTCTGCCTTCGGCTGTTCAGCCGGGCATCGCCGAGGCGTCCAGTGATGGCGCGACCACCGGCATGGATGAAGCGCAGCGCGCGTATCAGGCAGAGCCGGGAATCGTGAGGCTCTCGCCGGCACCGGTGCGCGTGATCGTTTCTTCGGTCATCAGCGAAGTCAATCAGGTCGCGGCGGACTATGCACATGATCGCGCTGCTGAGCTGGTCGGGATGAAATGGGTCGACGGCGAGCTGGTGCAGAATCCCAACGCCGCGATGGCCATCACCGATTCGACGCGCAACATGCTCCGCGAGATCATCGCAGAGGCTTTCGAGCACGAAGCGCCTCTGACCGAACTGGTCGAGCGGATCAAGCAGGCGGGCGTGTTCTCTGAGGACCGCGCGAAGCTGATCGCCGACACCGAAGTGAAGTTCGCGCAGTCGCGCGGCAACCTGGCCGCATGGCAGAAAGTCGGCGTCGTCGAAAAGATCCGCTGGATCACGAGCAGCCTGCACACGGAGGATGACGAATGTGACGACAATGCTCAGGCCGGGCCTGTGGCCGTTGGGACAAACTTCCCATCCGGGGTACCTGCACCGCCTGCTCATCCACGCTGCCGTTGCACTGCGGCGATCGCTCAACTCAAGGATCCGAAGAAAAGCGACTGACGTGCGCATCGATTACAACGAGGCTGAGGGCTATATCGCGATCGAGCTGGATGACGGCAAGCGCTGCCTCATCTCGGCGCAGGTCCTGGCGCAGATGGCCGATCCTGACAAGCGGCTGCTCTTCCGATTCGTCCGCCTGAAAAACGGCGTGCTCTCCGCAATCCCTTACACGGAGCAACAGGTCATCTGGATAGACCGGGTGGAAGAAACCGAGGCGGGCCAGATACAATTAGGCGCATCGAATGCGGAAGGTACCGAATGAGTTACGGCTGCAAACATGACCCGAATCAGTGCTGCACGGAATGCATCAAGGATCTTCGCGCGGGAAACGCCATCGTAATTCAGACCAACCTGAAACCGACGCCGGGCGAGAGCCTCGAGTCTTTCGCGGCACGCGTCGATCAGGAGCGCCTGGCGGGATCAGGAGAAAGCAGAGTAACTCCCGCCTACGTCGAGCCGAGCCTCGAGGAGAAAAAGCGGATCATCCGCGACCCGAACGAACCCGCGCCGGTGCGGAAGTTCTTCCGCGAGCAGCTGTATGGAAGAGGCGGCGGAGGCCGACGCGCCGAGCGGCAGGACAGAGCCTTGCGGGAAACTAACCTGGTCTCTCCGTCCGAAGCAACTCCCTTGGAGCTGCTGATCCGGCAAGCGCCTTCCGGCCGCCAAAGGAAGAGGCTGCGGAAACTGCTTCAGCGCACGGCCAAGGTGGCGCAGTTCGGGGGCGTTACGCCGCTCGAGGCTCAGCCTTCCTTCGAGCCAGGCACACCGTTCGGTCGGTAGTCTCTGGGTGCAAATGGACCCAGCTCTGGCCGGGGTATTGCATGATCTGTGCGCCGCAACCGTCACACGTGGCGAGTCTGGCCTGATTCTGGTTTGCCTGCATAAAGCTGATTCCTCCTGCAACATGATAGCCCGTCCTTGAATAGATCGCTGCTTTGCGATATATCCAGATTCGTGAAAGCAGCAGCCACGTCAGTCGCGTCCGGGCACTTTTCGAAGTCGACCGCCATCCGCAAGGTCGATGAGAAGGAACAGCAGGCCTGGGGACTCTTCACCGCCGAAGTCGTCGACTCGGATAACGAGAAAGCAGACTACGCCTACCAAAAAGGTCGCGTGCAGGCTTGGTCGGACGAGTGCAAGAGCAACACGACGAAGGCCGGGCAGGAACAAAGTCTGGGCAACGTTCGTTTCTCGCACACCGTGCAGCCGGTCGGCAAAGTGATCGCGCTGCTTCCGGATGATTCGGCAAAAGAGATCGGCGGCGGAACCTACATCTACGATCCGCAGGCCTGGGACATGGTCAAGAAGGGCATCCTTCAGGGCTTCTCTTTTGGCGGTCGCTATGACTGGCGCAAGTGCGATGAATGCGGGCGCGACCTTCCGCTGGTCCAGGGCGATAACTATTGCGATGGATGCGGCAAGCCTGTCATCGTTCGCTATGGCGCGAGCATTGCCGAATTGAGCGTGGTCGACCGGCCCGCCGTTCCTGTCGCGCTCATTCAACACATCAAGGCCGATGGATCCGTCGTCGAGGTGCCCTCTATGGACAAGGAAAAGAAGACCAAGCGCGTAGCAGGAGAAGATCTCACTGCCGACTGCTTCGCCTATGTGGGCGACGCCGAAGATACCTCGACGTGGAAGCTGCCCATCAAGTTCTCGACTGAGGCGAAGACCAAGCGCCACATCATCAACGCGCTCGCCCGCTTCAGCCAGACCAAGGGAATCCCCGCCGACGAGAAGGCCAAGGTCAAGGCGAAGATCGTCGCTGCCGCCAAAGAGCACGGCATCGAGGTCGATGAGGAAGAAGAGAAGGCCGAGGCGACCGGTTTCAAGAAGACTTTCGTCAAGGCCGAGGTCGCTCAGCTCCGCAAGGAGCAGGTTGCTAAGTTGGAGAAGGCTCTCGAGGGCAGCGGGCTGACGGTCCGAAAGGACCTGTTCGACGTCGCCAATTTTGCGGAGATACTCCAACGGATTGCGTGGTTGCGGTATAGTGCGTTGAACGAGCGGGAATATGAGGGCGACGACTCTCCGCTTCCCGAGGAGTTGGAAACAAATCTGATCAGCCTGAGCGAGACCTTCATCCGCATGGCGGAAGAGGAAACGGCAGAGCTGATCGAAGCGGCCAAGAAGGCCGGGAAGGTGACGGAGATGAAAATCGGCAAAACGACGGACGTGAACAAGGGCGAAGTCGAGCTCGCCCCCGAGGTCTCGGATGCCTTGACTGGCCACATCGTGGAGATGCAGGCGCATCACGAGGCTGCTGGCAAAGCCCACAAAGAGATGGCAGCGCACCACGAGGAACACGCGAAGGTGCACAAGGAAGCCCACGATCATTTCAAGTCGCATGCCGAGGCCGGCGGCGAGCATGAAATGCACCACGCGATGCACGCCAAGGTGCACAAGGCGATGGCCGATCATCACGAGACCAAGGCCGCGCACCACAAGGCGATGGGCGATCTGCATGAGGCGCATGCCGCCAAGTGCGGCAAGATGGCCGAGGCGCTGGCCGACACGCCAGAGAAGGCCACGAAGCTGAAGGACCTGCAGAAGGCAGCGCGCGACGCGCAGCCGATTCTGAAGGCGCCAGCTCCGGTCGCCGCCAGCTCGAAGGCCGCAGGTTCTGCGATGAACCAGACAGAGCCTGTGTTCACGAGCGATGCGGAGCGCAATGCTTACAGCCGCGCGCAAGAGGAATGGTTCAACTCGGATGAGTACAAAGAGATGACCAAGAAGGCCTTGCGCGATGCCACCGCTCGCAACCTCACCGCCAACGCAGACAAGATGGCTTCGCTTACGGTTGGCACAGACGAGGCGCTGACCAAGACGGGAGTAACTGCGGTGCACCGTACCGGGCAGGTGAGCAAGAATTCGAGCGAGGCTGACGTCGACGTCGAAGAGATCTTCAGCTTCGCAAAGTAAGAAACGTTTTTAGAACTGGCGGCCCATCCCTGTAAGCCGCCCCGGTTCCACGAATCAAACGGAGAGTGAAACAGCCATGAGGGGAACGCCGGTATTTACACAGGGAATGTCGGACATCGTCATTCAGGATGGCGAGTTCGAACGGATGCGGTCCGCACAAGCTCAGTCGCTGAAAGCTTGGGTCGGATCGATGCGGAAGGGAAATGCGAGCGGCGTTGCCCTTCTAAACAAACTGACCGAAGTCAAGGGCAGCATCATCTCGCTGAAGATGCCGCCTGCGTCCAACGGCTCTCAGGAATACTGGGAGAAGCGTAAGGAGAAGTACAACGAAGCTTTCGACATGGCGAAGCGAACGCTGTGGGAAGTGATGAAAGCCTCTTCGAAGCTGCGGAAGACGGGCGTAACGTCGACCATCGGCTTCAACTTCTACGACCTGCGCGGACCGGTCGAGCTGCTGTATCCCTTCTATACGCCTTTCCGCAACATGACGCCGCGGCCTGCGCCAGTCAATGCCGGTGTCGGTACGGCTGCGCACTGGCAGCGCATCACCAACCCTGGATATGCGTACCCCGGTGTGCCGGAAGCGCAGCGCGCGCAGATCACGACACCGAACATGGTGCCGGCGATCGCGACGTACAAAGAGTTCGGCAAGGAAAACCAGGTCACCTACACGGCAGAGTTTGCCGGTGAAGGTTTCAACGACAACCTGGCGACTGAGCGCCTCGATGGTCTGCTCGGCCTGTTCCTTTCCGAAGAGGCGCAGATCCTGAACGGTAATGGAGGCAACGGCACAGGCGCCAACGGCTTCCAGCTCGGCACCGGTCCGACTCCGACCTGCGTGCTGAACGCGGCTGCCGGACAGACAACCACGCTGCCGACCACGACAGATGTAACCGTCTACTGCGTGGCTCTTTCTGCGATGGCCAATCCGCAGAATGTGCAGTATGGCTACTACAATGCGCCTCTGACCGTGGCGGGCGGACTTACTCCGACCTTCGCCTACAACGCTCCGGGCACCGGGCAGTCGATCACGATCTCGGGCGGCACGTCGGCGCTTTCGGCCGCATCGAACACCGTGGCGACGACAGCGGCGAATCAATCCGTCAACGTTACGGTGACGCCGAAGAAGGGCGCGATGGGCGGCTATGCTTGGTTCGTTTCGACCAATGGCACACCGACCACGGCCAACGCCTATCTCTACGCGATCACGCCGTATTCGAATGTGGTTGTGAATTCGGTTCCGAACAACACCTATCAAGCGGCATCGGCTTTCGTGACGGCAGGCGGCGGCACCGATCAATCGGCCAACCCCTACGACATGGATGGCCTGTTCGCCTGGGCAGTGCAGTTCGGCCAGTGGGTCGACCTGCAGGGCGCGTCTCTGACCTCGCTCAAGAACGGCAAGGTTCTCGAAATTGAGAACATGCTCTCGACGCTGTTTACTCTGTATCAGACCGGCGTCGACGAAATCTGGGGCGATCAGATCGCGGTCGAATGCCTCGACAACGCGGTGCGCTATGGCGGAACCTCGGCGACGGGCTTCCAGTTCATCGCAAACCGCGACGCACAGGGTAACCTGATGGGCGGCTTCCTGGTATCTGGATACCTGAGCCGCTACGCCGTGGCGAACCCGCTCGGCGCT